GTTGATGCGTTTTTCTGTTTTCATGTCTGCTCCTGTGGTCATGGTTGCTGCTCCTTCCCGTTATCTACCCATTCTTTACAGTCGCCAATTTCGTCGAGCGGCTCTGTTAAAAAGTACGATTGCCGATATGGATTCGCTGGTGCTGTATACCTGTAGCAAGATTCACGCAGCAGGCAGTCTTGTCCTTTGCACATAGTTATGTCGGTCATGTCTGCTCCTGTGGTGGTGCTGATACGACTTTCCCGCCGCAGTGGTGACAATAGGTGACGCGGTTTTCCTTCACGCCGCCATCAATGAAAGACCACATCTCGCCGCACGAACTGGTGTATGTGCCGGGCATGTCTTTGTCATCCTGCTCGGTCCATGTGCATGTTCTGCGCTCACTCGCAGCCAGTGCGTCGTTGTAGACCTTGCGGCATTCGTCATCGGTCAATATCATGTTGTTTCTCAAGCAGGTGGGCGTTGCTACCATCAAACAAGGCGTCGAATGATGGCTTCTCATTCCACGGTATTGCCGTGTGCACGAAGTCGATTCTTTCGTTAACATAGCCAATCTTCTTTTGTATGCGCTCAAAATGCTCGGCTGCGGTGGCGTATTTGGCATTTGCGGTCGTGAGCAGTGCACGACTTGAGTAGGCGTCTAATCTTGCGCGACGCTCTGCTGCGTCCGACATTCCCTTGATCGCCTTTTTGTACTCTCTGTACAAAACCTTTCTGGCCTTTTCAAGTTGGTCAACCGCAAGGCCGTCATACAGACGCGACATCTCTTCGCGCAAATCTACGTCAAAGTTTTTTGCATTGCTCATTTCCCGTTCTCCTTGATGAACTTCTGGCCTGCTGCGATGGCGGCGGTAATGACCCGTGGTGTAACTTCTCGTGTGTAGTTGCCGTCAGAATCTGCGGCCATGATGCGATTACGACTCAACGCCTCCACCAGTTGCTCCACCACGGGGACCGCGCTGGGAGGGGTGGTGTAGAGCGGAACGGTGAAGTCATCAATCTTGATGAACCGAAAGTCTTGGCTTGTGTCAACTGCGTCAGGACGCGCCCATGCAAACGGCTCCTGCGCTGCGGGTCGGGGTGGGGTAGCGTAGAGCGGAACGGTGAAGTCATCAATCTTGATGAACCGAAAGTCTTGGCTTGTGTCAACTGCGTCAGGACGCGCCCATGCAAACGGCTCCTGCGCTGCGGGTCGGGGTGGGGTGGTGTAGAGGGCTAAGTCGTACTTTCCGATCCGGTGCGTGTGTGAGTTCAGGCGCTCATGCGTCTTGCGGATTTTGTCGAGCATGAAGTCGTCTTCCTTTGCGCTATACCACCCGAACGGCTCCCCCACCTGCTCCGCTTTGAGTGCGCGGGCCTTCCAGTCGTCTCGGTCGGCCTTTACAGCCGCCAGTTCTTTTGGGTCTGGTGTCATTTAAAACCCCACGTAAGGTTGAACAAACAGCAGCCACAAAGCCACCGCAACAAAAGGGCCGATTAGGTAAAGGATGGGTTTCATGCTGCAATCTCCAAAAGTTGTCCACCGGAAATCCGCGCATAGGCTCCCTGGATCGCAAGCTTCATTTGCAGCGGACTGCTGGCATCCATGACCGTTTCGTAAGCATCAATGGCCTCGGGTATGTCCTGCAGTCCTTGTGCATCACAGCCAAAGCGCAGGCCGCGCTGCATCGTTTCCACCAGCAGCGGGTCGATCTGCTCAGACCGCAGCAGGCCGACATTCAGAATCATGCTCACGCGGTCGAAGTCATCTTCTGTGCCATCGCCATCGCGCAGCCGGATGTACGCGGCTTTGGTGGCAACATGCTCTTCGACCATTTCGCCGGGTTCGTATGGCCGCGCAATGTCCAGCAGTCGCAGAGGTGCGAGCTTGTCGGGCTCTGGTTTGTGCATGCGCTTGCGTGCGTAGAGACTAATCTTTTTCATCAGAACCCCCGAGAAGGAATGGAGTAAGCCACCATAGACCCAGCCCGGACAGGCTGCGAAGTCTCCCCCGCTCCGGTGCAGTACGTCTCGCGCACTGTTGAATTGCATATCTGAACCGGAAGGGCTTCATGCTCACCACGGACGCGGGGCACAAACTTGCCGTACATCCGGCGGGCGATCTTGCTCAGGTTGGGTTGGGCTTTGGTGTGGCTCATGCTGCTATTCCAGTCAGTTGTGCGTGTGCGGTCCGCAGGGCGGCGCTGCGCAGGGATTGCTCGTAGCCGTTCACAAGTGCGGCGAACTTCATCAGGTCCGATTCCAGCGCCTCGATAGCGGTTTCATCGCGTGTGATGCGGTGGATGGTCATGGACAGGCCCAGCGCTTCCAGATCGGGAGCCCATAGCACCAGGTCAACCCACTGGCGACCCAGCAACCACAGGTAGCCATTGCACTGGTCTAGGTATGCGCTGATGTCGCCATCGGCCACGGCGGTGAAAAGCGTGTCACTGCTGACCATAGTTTTCACTTCCAGCACGCCATCAGAATCAATCAGGCCGTCCGGCGACAGGCCAAACAGCCCATCGTCAGTAGTGATAAATCCAACTTCCTGCACCAGGTTGCCGGTCAGTGCTTCGTAGGCCATGCGTGCGTGTGGCTCCTGCACCTGGCCGGTCTTCATGGCTGAGTTCTGGAACTTCTGCGGGACCGTGCCCCCAAGACGTTCGCGTGCGGTGTCCATGGCATAGGCAAGCTGTCCCTTGGATGGCCCACCCTTTGCCAGCTTCTCCCGCGCATCCTTGAAGCGTGACCCCGTGATACAGCCCTTGCGGATTGCCAGCCACTCGGGGCTACCTTGTTCGTAGTCGTGGTGAATCATGCTGCTGGCTCCAGTTCGGCCTTGAGTTCGTCAAACTTCGCGGCCAGGATGTTGCTTTCTTCCATGTCTTCCACGGTGCTGATCCACTCACCAGCCACAAACAACTGGTCGATGTTCTGGGCGGCGGTCATGGCCTGCATGATTTCTTCAAAGGTCTTTTTTGCTGGCTCTGCTGCAGTCTCCGCAGTACGTGCAGCGTCGGCATCCGTGGCGATACCCTTGAGGCGGTTGTGTTCGTCAATGCCAATGGATTTGCGGGTTTCTGGGCTTGCTTCCTTCCAAAACGCGGCATAGGTAGCCACGCCTTCATTCGCGGCCTTCTGTGCAGCTTCCAACACGCTGGGAGCCACTGCAGGCTGGGCGACTTCCTGCGCTGTGCCCATGTCGCGGGGGCTGTCCATGACTTCCTCGGCCACCGGCAACCCCTTGAGGACATCGGGGAAAACGTCACGGATAGCGAAGGCACGGGCGCGCATCTGCATCATCCGCTTGGGGTACTGCGCCCAAGGGCCTTGCTTGCCCTTCAATCCGGCTTTGGCTGCATCGTCCAGGCTGAAGGTGCGGATCTGCTCGGGTTCGCCACGGCGCTTCACTTTGCAGGTTGCAACGGTATCAGTGCAGGTTTCCACGATGTACTCACACATGGGGCTGTTACGAGCCAGGGCGATAACGGCATCACCCCACAGGGAAGGACGCCCATTGATGACTGCGATGTTCTGCATGGCCTGCAGGGGCTTGAGGCCGATTTCCATGCCCCATTGGATAGCCACCAAGCAATTGCCGGGCTTGCCCTTGAAGTCCTTGGGCACCATGTCGGAATCGGCCAGGTAGTTGGAGAAGGTCAGGGCCTGCTCAAAGGTTTGGGGGGACAGATCGAATCCAGTGGATTTGGCCTGCTGCGGGAGGGTTGCTATGTTGCTCATAAAGTGCCTTTCAGGTAAGTAATTTAGGAATGACCACAATCGCGCCAGTCGTGACCATGCCAAGGAAGTACGCAAATACATGCGACAGCACCGCGTCAATCAGGCGATCTGCTGCCGAATACGGTTGGTTGGTTTCGTCGTTCATAGGTTCCCCGTGCAGAGTGCAAGGATCACGACGACAAACAGCACCAGAATGGTTTTGTCAGCGCGTGTCCAGGGTGAGTAGTCACCAGCCCGGAGTTGTCCGAGGTGATCGAAGTTGCGGCGGTACTGGCTCATGCCTTAACTCCCAATTCAATTGATTCATCAATCTCGACCTGCTCATGTGGTCCAGAAAGCCCATAGATGATTTCTGCGTTATGAGTAGGGCAGCGGTCAGCAATAGCCTCCTTTGCAA